TTAAAGAGCTTTGCGCAACACTGCTTGTGTTGTGTAATCCCATTCTAAGTGGATTCGACTTTGATTATGCAAAGGACGACCGCGACCAGTTCGTGCAAGGAATTGCCGAATGCACAATAAAATATAATACATTCCTGCCGCCTTTCGAAAGAGCGGTGGTCGTATTAAGTGTAGCCCAGGCTATAATTGAATCAGATTGGGGAACATCACGATTTGCAAGAGAGGCAAATAATTTTTATGGAATTATACAAACAGACAGGACGGAGCCACACATCAAGTCCCTTCGTAGCAAAACACTATTAAAAGTCTACGGCAACAAATGCGAGAGCGTCGCTGATTATGTGGAACTGCTGAATAATAGTAGTTTTTTCAAGGAATACCGTGATTTACGTACAAAACAGGTTTTAGTAGAAGAAGTTGATGTACTTGCTCTTATCAATACGCTGGATTCTTATGCAAAAGATCCCAGATATAAAGCAAAAGTAAAAGACGTTGTAAACTCTCTGCTAGAAGACTATCCTCTCTTATTTAATCCTTGACTTTTTCATTAAATCCCATATATATGGGCACGAATGAAACAAACTACTATATCTAGAAGGAGAGAGAAGAAATGACGGATATAACAAAATTTAAGTCAATCGCAATAAAGATTGACGCCTATAAACTAGCGAAACCCATGGCGGATGAAAAGTATATGTCAATGGGCGCATTTGTTCGTTACCTTATTGACAAGGAACACGAACAAAAAACAAATGGCAAGGATCAAAGCAATGACAGAACAGAGCCAGATCAACATTAGACAAGCCCTTTATGTTGCAGTAATAAACAAATTGGCAGGAGAGCTGTCGGAACTGGAAGCTAAAGAAGTATTACTAACAAACAATCCAACTTACATTACGAGCAAGGATCATGATCACGCTGATCATATTGAGGAATTAAAAAACATTATACTCAAGCAAAATGGATTACGAGAGACAATTAAATCTCTTCGTGAAACTCATTTTAAACCCCAAAGCCCTCCAAAAGATGGTAAAAATAGTTAGCGCTGTAAGAAAATTTACGAAAGACAATGAAGAATATGTTCGTGTACATTATACGGATGGATCGGAAAAAATTTTCAATGCGTTTGAGTGGCAAGCACTGGTAAAAGAAGGAAAAGACTTATGGGATTCCCATCAGGAGGAAATTGTTGGAGTACGAAAAAATATAAACAATCCGGAGCGTTTCGATGGCTAATCAAGATATAAGTTATGACATCTACCAGCCGTTCGGCCCCAGCATCTTGAAGGTCAAAATGCCGCAGGCATATATTAATCTTCTTAATGCCGAAGCGGATAAAATTCTTTATGACGAAACATTGAGCAAGAAATATGACTGGAGCCACAACCTGGCCGGCAATGTTAAGAAAGAAATCGCCATTGACCCCAGCAAGATAAAAGGATTTCCCGAATTTATGGTCACCATGTCCGACCAGTACTTGACGAAAGTACTGCCGGAATGGACGACGGATGCCAAAGTCAGCTTTCGCGTGTGGGTTGTCAGCCAGTACGCAGGGGACTTCAATCCCGTGCACATTCATGACGCCAACCTATCCGGTGTTGTTTTTCTGAAAGTACCGCCCGGATTTGAGGAGGAATACAAGAAAGAGGACCACCATCCAACAGCAGGATGTCTTGAATTTTTGGGTTCTATTCCTAATCATTTTGCAAGGCACAGTTACATCGTTAAGCCGGAAGTGGGGGATTTCTACCTCTTTCCATCATGGCTAGCCCACCAGGTCTATCCTTTTCGCTGTGAAGGGGAGCGACGCTCTATGGCTTTTAATGTGCACTTTAGCACCAAAGAGCCAATTAAGGGAATTGATGTTTAATGATCATCCAGAATATCCAGAAAGAACGAAGTATGATAAAAGAGCGCGCAATTACCGCTACAAGTATGATGTTGATTTCAAGAAGTATCATTGGAATGATTTAACCCTCAAGGAGCGCGACTATTGGCGCGGACTTGTACAAATAGACGAGGAATATGCAAAAGAGAGATTTCAAAGTCGCCATGCGAGAGATGGGCGAACACGTGGCTACCAAAATAAGGGAGTACACCGAAGAACTCATCCACCGCAACAAGGGGGATGATGACAAGTTACGAATGGGATCAGTTGGAATGGACATGGATCATCCTAGAACAATCTTATACGTTATTCTTCATAAACTGATACAGGATGATTTTAAACCGCGCAATGATACATATAAACATATCATGGACGAAATATTCAAACAATTAAAAATAAATGAGCAAAGCAGACCTAAAGAGAAAAGGCCACAAGGGCCGGCGAAAAGTCGGGTCAAAAAAACGAAGAAATAGACGGCGTATCAGGCTGGGAATGAAGATTCGACGAAAGTGATCACGCCGAGCAGATAATGCATTCCTCATCCTCATCATAGTTCGTCTTATACGTCACGGTGGGAGAAACTGTGTCTAAAAGATCTGGCGGTCCTACTCCTGGCTTGTCATCATTACATTTACATCGTTCTTTTTCGAGTTTTTCTACTCTGTCGGCCAAGTAGCATATCATTTTCGCCATATCATTTTCAGTCATTTGTTCTCCTTTTTTTGGGGTGAACTTTCCGTTATATACCCAAAGGGCCGATGGGATCAAGATCTTTTATTTCTGGGATTTATCGATGTTGTGTCCTATGATGAAAATCATGAAGGCGATGAACCCAAGCAGGGCTATGATTAAGACCAATGATGTCAGTATGACGAATTCACTCATTTCTTTTTCTCCTTTACAAGTTTCATCCATTTAATTCTTGGCCCGTGGTACCACGCTTTAGTTTTCCTATTCAGCCAGTCTCTTGTCCAATACCACTGCAAATAGAATGGTAAAAAGCTATCCCAGCCCTTCTTTTTCACTACGCCAGGCTCCGCATGTGATCGCTCATCTCCTTCGCCCGTCCCGGCGTTTGCTTTGCCCACCGGGAGTCCAGCATTTCGCTCGCCGCCACGCCGTACTGGGGTGGACTCTGTTTTAAAGCTTTCCACATATTGCGGAACTTGGAAACACCGGTTTTTCCCAACTGAAAAATCATCTCCACGATGATTTCTTTTGCCAGGTCCTTTAGGTCCGGACACTTGCTACAAAGCTCCTCAGCGCTCTTTATGGCGCTTTTTAAATCGTGTTCGAGGATGGTTAGGAGGAATTTCTCCTCATATTCCTTACCGTCCTCCCAGAAGTCCTCTACGCAGAGGTGGCCCACTCCCACGGTTCTTTTGCCAAGCGAGTCGAGGTAGACCTTGTTACGGTACCCCTCGTGCTCCTTTACTGATTTTAGTAGTCGTTCCATATTCATATGCTCTCCTTGTAGTCGTGCTTGAGGTACATGATTGATTTCACCCACCCCGACGGTATCGCGATATGACGACCGCCGTCATGCGCGTTCTCCTCGTTGGAGTAGTCTCCCATCACGACGGTCCTATCGTCGTTCTTGAGGACAAGCCACCCGGTCGAGTAGCAGATCGCCAATTTTTCCTTTTGAACGTCCTCGATGCTGTGCCACCCGCTTGATCCGTCCTTGGCATCGTACCACGAAACAAGGACCAAGGGGTACTTTAGCTTAGGCTCTTCAGGTAGTTTATCATTTCCTTCCATTCGTCACTCTCCTTCCTTTCCCTGTGCCTGTCCGGCACAACTTTCGGTTTATACTTCTCCGTTCGCACTTCCTGTGCGATAGGATTTCGTTTGTTGTAGGTCATCTTGACCCCGTGTCTTTTTACTTTCACAGCCCGCGGACCGTCCGAACGAGGACATACGAGTCGTCCTCCTGGCGGGGATCGTTCATGTATTCCCATACGTCCCCGTGACTAGGGTACTTTTTCAAAAATTTCTTCTTGCTTATGCCTATGGCATAATCTTCCATTTCCATCAGCCACGCTTTCACCTTACCCGTCATGTTCTTTCTCCTTCCACTTCTCTACGATTTGTTCGTCTGTAGAATTATCAATGTAAAAAACCCAGTCGCCTATCGTTATGTAGACTGATTCGTCTGATCGTTGATCTATTTCCATATTCTTTCTCCTTATGTTTCTAGGTACAGAGGTGTATACACTCCCATGTATGCTCCTGCAACATTAAAATCAAAATATTCGCTCGCCTCGTCGTAGGACATGCCATCTTCCATGAGAATCTTGAGGATTTTCTCGGTGGTATAGACCACACGGGTTCGCTCGCCGTCCCAAATCACGCCTGCAATGGCTTTGTCATAGCCATCGGCGAATAGTATATTAGGTTCGTCGTCCCCGTAGAGGTCCTCGATGTCCTTGCGTTTCATGCACGCTACTTTATTATATTTTGATGGATCACGCAACACGGAACATGGACAAAGTGTCGCATTGGCAGTTTTCCGCCATTCTTATTTTTATATAGGTTTTTTAAAAGTAAATGAAAATATAAAACATGAAAATATCTCAAAATCTACGTAACCACGTAACTTTAGCTTTAACCTCTTGAAATATAACAATAATATGGTTACTTTTACAGTTACTTATAGCAATTAAGTTACGTAACCTATATGAGGTTTTTGAGAGTAAATTGATAAATTATATATATATTTACTTTTAAAATATATATATAAAATTTTTAAAATGTGTTAAAGTAAAATATGCCTAAAATTAGAGATGGAAAATTAAGCACTAAACAGCAGGCTTTTGTTCACATTTTCGTGAAAGAGAATGGACGTTTGACTGCAACAGAGTGCGCGAAGCAAGCTGGCTATTCAGAGAAATCAGCCATATCACAGGCTTGCAATTTGCAAAATCCGAAGTATTTTCCAAAAGTTGTGGAAGCAATTGAAAAGCTTCAAAGAGAATATGCTGAATCAGCGAAGATTGACTTTGTGAGGCATTCCAGGGAATTGGCCAGATTGCGCGACACGGCGGTGAATAATGGTCAAATGGGTCCAGCGGTCAACGCTGAATTTCGCAGAGGTCAGTTAGCTGGATTCTATGTGGACAGAAAAGAGGTCGTCACGGCTTCATTGGATAATATGTCAAGGCCGGAATTGGAAGCGAAACTCAAGGAGATCCGCGATCATAACATTATTAATGGCGAGGTAATTGGTGTTGAGGTTAAAGAAATAAAAAAGTTAGAAAATTTAGAAGAGGATGAAGAAATAAAGGTATAAAAATTAAAAACATAAAAATTAAAAATAAAGCTACAAACCAATTTGCAGGTAGGACTAACCACCACATTATCTAAATTTCACACTATAATATGTATTATCTATTTTAGTGGCAATTGCTTTGCAATGATGACCGCAATACCTTTGAAATTTTCCCATCTTCGCCAATTTACCACAGATGTTGCATTTTCGCTCAATTAAAATTTCTTCCTTTGACTTGGGCTTTGATTGATTATAGTAATCTGGTATTTTAAAACTCATCAATACCCTCCATAAATAATTCTATTTTTTCTTTTAGATCAGCACTATCTTGTGCCAACATTTCTTGAAATTCTGGATAGTCCTCAAAGTTGTTTTTATCAATATTACTGTTCAACCAACCAATAATGTTTTGTATACATTGGTTAGCCAAGTCGTCTGGATTATTTCTCATAATTTCCTTTCTATTTGTCGTAATACTTAATTATCATTTTATTAACCACAGTTTCTATTTCTTGCAGTTCTTTAAACTCTTTGGTTTCGTTCCCGTCGTCATCTTCATATTGGCTTCTGTTTGTGTACCATTCTTCCTCAAACATTTCAGCTAGTTTCTGTACGACTTTATCCTTGCTAATTTCTGTCATTTTTCAATCCTTTCTGTTATATCAACAACATCAATTTCAACATTTTCAAATTTGTTATCGTCAATAATTGGTCTTAAAGATTTATCAATTAAATAAGAAATATCTGCTTCTCTTAAATCTGTATCTGGTATATCCAATCTGATACTAAAACTTGTTATTTTATTCATTTCTAATCCTTTCTAAAAAATTGCACAGGACTTATCCGAATAACTCCGTCGCCCATGCAACACTTGTCTAGCGTCTGCCCACTACATCCCCTCTGGGACACTTTCGCTGGGTTCTGGAAGCCCGTAGGTTCTCCTCTGCCTTGACATTATTTCATATAATCCCATTAATTTATAAGTCAAGAAAAAAAATAACTTGACTTTCAATTTATCCTATGTTATTGGGATAATGTGAGCGGGAATCCTTGTGATCACAAAAATAGAGATAAAACAATGGAGGACACTCTAACCGCTCACACTAGAAAGGACTAAAAATGAAAGTAAAAGATTTATTGGAAATACAAT